GACCACATATTGCGGTGCACAATCAATCGATTTGTTTGCATACCAGCCATGCATTTCTGCATATCTACTTGGCACGATTCTTGCCTAGCCTTAGCCCGTTCGCGGTTTGTTCCAGATTGGGGCTGCGCCCATTGCTGGCGCTAACGCCCTTAACAATCTCAGTGTTCGATATTTAGCTCGTCTTCAAACTGATTAAGCAGCCTAGCCGCAATCGCCAGATCACCATCCTCCAACCCATGCTGATAAGAATAAACCCGATTGTTTCGCTTGAATACCACAACAGTAATCCCATAAACCTCATTGTCAATAACCCTCGCCACTTCTTCCACAAACTCGGAGACAGTCTCAGTCATCTCACTGACTCGCATTATCGCCTCCGCTTGTAAGTTGAGACTGTCTCAGGCAACCACGGACCGTAAAGCTCTGAGCCACAATACCATCGCTTGCGATTAGAATGCACAACCAATCCGCCGACGACACCCGCCAGCGCCCCTACAGCCGGCTCGGCTAAAGGCTCGGCTGTGACCTCGCTAAGCCTCTCAGTAGGCAATGTAGGTCTTGGCTTAGCCTCTCGCCTGCGCCTAGGCTGTCTCGGCTCACGTGCAGCTAGCTCGGCGGCGGTCAGGGGTGGGACAGCATCAACAAATAACTCTGCGTTTGGCGTTGCGACTGTCTCAGTCGCAGCCTTAGCAGCACTATCAGCAATCGCCTGTTGCATAGCCTTACGCTCCAGCAATGAACGCAGTACCATCGCTGGGTCTATTCGCTGTTTCATCGGCTGACCTCCAATCAATCAAGCCAATAGTATATCACACTCGACAGCGATTGTCAAGCATTATCTTACCAATCTCTTTTGCCTCGCTCGACCTATTACCTCTAATATCCCTAATACCCTACACGCTAGGGGGTGGCATATGTGTCGGAGAAGAGAAATTTCCGCCTCTGTTTGTGTCCAAAAAAAAAACACTTTAGAGAAACAGATAGCAACGAGAGAAAACTCTTTCTCCGACACATACCGACCCCCCTGGCCTGTAGGCCATTAGTCATTATAGGGATATTAGTGCAAGCCGATGGCAAAGCTATTCGCCAGAATAGCCAAGGCCACTAGCCCGACTATCCACAAGCCGAGATACTCACTCATACAACGCCCTCAGCCGCCTGATGCTGGCATACTCTCGCCTCGGCTGCTTTGCCCAACACCAGCAAAGCCTAAGCCTACCAAACCGCAGCCAATGCAACCCACCAATCTTCCGATACATCCAACCCTCCTATGTTAGCGACTGTTTCAGCATACGCTATTGCCTAACCACGTCAACCCTCGCTCGCGCATACCAGCCCTGCGCCTTCTGCATTGCTACCTGGCGATAGCCGGGGGTGGGGGCCAAAACTCGGACTTCCGCGGCCGGCCAGAGGTCCTAAGCAAATTTTGTGCGGACCCAATCACCCATACCCTATAAAATTTGCTGGGGGGATTTTTGAAAGGCCCATACGTGGCGAGGGCGGGCGATTATGAAAATAATTCTTGACTTTCATGGTTTGCCTATGCTATACTTAGAGGTGAAAATGGAATAGTGTATGGATAAAAGATACTACAGAAGCTGGCGCGAGACCGAAGAGATGTTCCGACGAACTCGGGATGTCAATCAGCGCGTCACCCTACCAAAATTGAAATTTATGGAGCAAGAAGAGTGCTCGGACGAGGCCGACCAGCCCAATCCCCGGCGATCCTCGCACTGCGAGAGCTGACCGCCGCCGATCTTCTGACGCCGAGGGGTCGAGCCCCTGCGGTCAAAGTCTTGCGTGACTCCCACCACATGGTAGCGAGGCTCGTGGCGATGGGGCTACGCAGTGGCGATGTGGCCGAGCGTACCGGCTACAGCCTAGTCCGCATCTCAATCCTCAAAGCCGATCCGGCCTTTGCCGACCTCGTCGCCAGCTACCGAGCCGATGTCGATGACGCGTGGAAGACCGAAACCAACGAATACTTCTCGACGGTGGCTCATAATCGAACCATGTCTGCTCGGCTCATCAACGACACTCTAGCCGAGGCTGACGTAGGGGATATTCCCTTGAACCAACTCGTCGCCATCCACTCGGATAGCGCTGATCGCACTGGCTATCCCAAGCTGAAGGCTGCCCTCAACGTCAATATGGACTTTGCCTCCCAGCTCGACGCGGCGATCGACAGATCGAAGAAAGCCAAAGTCATCGAGCATTTGCCTGATCCAGTCTCAATCTCCGCCCCTTCGCTTGATCCCGCCCCCGATTCGGCACGGGGGATTGGTGCGGGGCAGCAGGAAACCAACTCCCTTTCGGCTGCCCCGCTGCCTTTGAAGAGGCGAGCATGAATCGCCGAGGCTTTATCACAGGATTCGCTTCGTTCCTCGCTGCCCCGGCGATTGTCCGAGTCTCAAGCTTGATGCCGATCTCAGCACTGAGACTGCCTACCAACCTCACCGCAACTGAGATAGTTAATCGGACCTTGATTGCGACTGATATAGAGAATGCATGGATAGAGGAGCTATCTCAACGAATGGTAGCCACAATCATCTATGGCAACCAGATGTTTTGTAGCCCGCAACAATTCACTGGCTTTCATTCGGGGTTGATAAATGAACCTCGCTGAGTGGCTCGGCAGCGTCAGCGACGACCCCTACGCCTTCGTAATGGGCGCCTTCCCTTGGGGTGTAGCCGAGACTCGCTTGGCTGATGCCCTAGGCCCAGAGCAATGGCAGAAAGATATCCTCTTCGCGGTGCGAGATGGTCTTCCTGTCGACCAAGCGATCCAACTGGCTACCGCCTCAGGCCACGGTGTGGGCAAATCTTGCCTCGTTGCTTTGCTCATCCTCTGGGCCATCTCTACCATGACCGATACTAAAGGAGTCGTCACCGCCAATACCGAGACTCAGCTGAAGACAAAGACCTGGGCCGAGCTCGGCAAATGGTTTCACATGTTCATCGGCCGAGAGCTCTTCAACCTTACTGCCACCGCCATCTTCAAGCCTGAACGCGAGCGCACTTGGCGGATCGACATGGTGGCTTGGTCCGAACGAAACACCGAAGCATTCGCCGGCCTCCACAACAAAGACAAACGAATCCTGCTGATTATGGATGAAGCCTCCGCCATCCCCGACATCATCTGGGAAACAGCCGAAGGCGCTCTCACCGACGCCAACACCCAAATAATCTGGGCAGTGTTTGGCAACCCAACCCGCAACCAGGGTCGGTTCAAAGAATGCTTCGTCAATGGCCGATTTGCCAGCTTCTGGACCACCAAGCAGGTCGACTCTCGCACGGTCTCGTTTACGAATAAAGCCCAAATCAATAAATGGATTACTGCTTATGGTCCCGATTCCGACTTCGTTCGAATACGTGTCTACGGGATGTTCCCCTCTGTTGGCGAGATGGAATTCTTTTCTGAGACAGACATTGTGGAGGCGCAGCTACGAGAGGCACAGAGTCAGCCTAGCGATCCGCTGGCAATTGGAATCGATGTGGCGAGATATGGGAAAAATTCATCCGTACTATACTTCCGCAAAGGTCGTGACGCGACAAGCATTCCGCGGCAGAGATTCCAAGGGCTGTCTACTGTCCAACTTGCAGATAAAGTAGTCGAAGCGAATTTCGCCTACCACGCCGACGGCCTAATGATCGACGGCGGAGGAGTTGGTGGAGGCGTAGTCGATAACGTTCGCCATCAGCATTTGTTCTGCTACGAAGTGCAGTTCGGCGCCAAAGACGACACCCCACACACCGTCTTCGGTTCAGCCGGCGAGAAGTATGCCAACAAGCGCTCAGGGATGTACGGCGCAGCCCGCGCTTGGCTCAAGACCGGCTCAATCCCCGCCGACCCAGACTTCAAAAAGCAATTCTCTGCCATCCGCTATATCCTCAACAAACGAGACGAGATCCAACTCATCTCCAAAGAGGACATGCTTAAGCTCGACCCCGATCTCGAGCTTGATGATATCGACGCCTTCGTACTTACCTTTGCCCACGCCCTCGCATCCCATGCTGAGGCTGGTAGCGAGTTTCCCCGAAAGCTCCTCGTCGAGTCGGAGTACGATCCCTTCTCGCGCGAGCGAATGGAGGCCGCCTAAATGGATGATAGCCCCTCCGCCTCGCCAGCCCTCCCAGCCTTGCCTCAGGCTGTCCCTCCACCGCCGATGTTTGGAGCATCTCCACAAGGCAAGAAGCCTCAGCGTAAGTCGATGCAGCCGAGCTTTCTTGGTACAGGCTCAGTCCCTCAAGCCGGCCAACTTGGCAACAAAACCTTACTTGGAGGCGCGACATGATTATAGAAAACTGTAGCACTTGTGGCGGTACACATATTGGTTCTCTAAAATGTCCATTTCATAATCTACCATGCACTATTTGTGGAACTACAACAATATTTGCTTGTTCGGATTGTGCCATAGATACAGGTAATAGTATTCATGTCTGCCCTAAATGTTCTACCACTCATGAGTTGACTATTCATGGCCGGGTAAACGAATGAAGGTCCCTGAATCAATCGCTGGGGCACAAGAGTCTGGTGGCTTATTGAGTCAGCCTCAGACTCAATCTCCCTCGACGGCTAATCTGCTTATGGCCGCTGCCGATCTCCATGAGCAACAACGGACGATGCCTTCCGGCCCGGCTGAGAAGATGCCTGCCAAGCTTACCGCTCGGGGCCATAACCGCAAGCTGAAGGTCGTTAGGTAGATGGTTCAGCTGGGGGCCGGCACAACCGATATGACGCCATCGCAGCTGGCCCTCAAGCGCCAATGCGAGGGTCGGCTGTTGGGCCTTCGCGTCAATCGATATTCCTGGTGGACCCACGCTCGCGAGCTTGCCGACTACATTCTGCCGAGGAGATACAAATGGCTGATAACCCCAAACCAACAGAGCCGCGGTTCTCCGATTAACAATCATATTCTGGATTCTACAGGTACATTAGCTGCCCGGAACCTGGCCTCTGGTATTATGTCAGGAATAAGTTCGCCAACCCGCCCCTGGTTCCGCCTAAAGATCGGCCGGATAGACTCAACCCAAACCTCGCCGATTAGCCTCTGGCTCGCCGAGTGCGAACGCCTAATGATGCTAATCTTTCAAGAGTCTAACTTCTACACCGCTCTCGCCGTGATGTACTTTGACCTCGTAGTATTCGGCACCGCGGTAGTGCTTATCTACGAAGACTTTGAGAACGTCATCCATTGCTACAACCCCTGCTTTGGCGAATACTACCTCGACGTCGACGGAAAGTATCGCCCTTGTATCTTCTACCGCGAATTTACAATGACCGTCTCTCAAGTGGTAGAGCAGTTTGGCAACGACAACTGCTCCCCCAGCGTTCAATCCCTTTACCGGGATGGTGGAGCTTCGCTTACTCGAGAGCTAGTGGTGGCCCATGCAATCGAACCAAACGAAACCCCCAAGAAGTTTGGAATCCCTGAACACTTCAAGTATAGGGAAGTGTATTGGGAGTGGGGAGGGTCAGCCAGTCCGCAGGGTGGTTCCAACTACTCTTACGGCTTCCTACGTATTCGAGGTTATGAAGAATCTCCTGCAATTCCAGTCAGGTGGGACCTTGTATCCAACGACGCCTATGGTCGTTCCCCGGCGATGGACGCCCTACCTGACATTAAGCAGCTTCAGCAAGAAGTTCGGCGCAAAGCCCAAGCGATCGACAAGCACGTCAACCCACCAATGGTTGCCGATATCCAACTAAAGAATCAGCCAGCCTCCCTCCTTCCTGGCGGCGTTACCTACGTTTCTGGCATGACTACAGGGAAGGTCGGCTTTGCCCCCGTCTACACCGTCCAGCCTGAACTCTCTGCCATGACCGAAGACCTTAATGAGGTTCGGGAGCGAATCAAGAAGATATTCTTCAACGACGTCCTTCTTACCATTTCTCAGTTCGAAACCCGCTCGAATGTTTCCGCCACCGAGATCGACGCGCGTAAAGCCGAATCCCTGATCATGCTCGGCCCTGTCCTCGAACGTGCTACCGACGAGGGATTGAAGAACTTCGTTGAACGAACCTTCGGCATTATGTCTCGCGTGCACGGGCTATTGTCTACCGCCCCGCAAGAGATCGCCGGCCAGAACATGACTCTCGAATTTCAATCGATCCTTTCCACTGCACAACGCGCAGCGCAGAGTTCTGGCATCGAGCGGCTCTTCGGCATGATGGGTAACCTGATGGGTATCGACCCTGCTGCCGCTGACAACGTCGATATCGACTATGGTCTCGACAAATACTCGGACCTCTTGGGGAATGATCCCAAGCTCATCCGCTCGCCGGCTGCTCTGGCCGATATCCGCAATCGTCGAGCTCAGCAGCAACAAGCTCAGCAACAGCAGGAAGCTTCAATGGCAGCTGTGCAGGGAGCTAAGGTCTTGGCTGATACCCCAACCGGTGCTGGCCGCAACGCCCTTCAAGAAATGACAGGTATATAAATGGAACACGAACCCTCGATTGTAGTTCGCACTCGCATCTCCCCTTGGCAGCATAAAGCCTTGATGAGGCTCTGCCACCGCAACCGAGTCGCCCTTCCCGACCTCATCCGCGCTTGCCTAGTCGATGCCTTAGCCGAAGAGGGATTCTATGAACTTCAACGCAGCCGAGAGGCGGGACGTGAGCGAAGCCCGCAAAGCAGCCAAACTGTGGGACCAACAACGTCGTGAAATTATCGTTGGCATTATGTCTGTTGCTCCTGGCCGCGCTTGGGTCTACGATCTTCTATCTTCATGTCACATCTTTTCAACGAGCTATTCAAGCCAAATGTCCGCGATGGCATTTGCAGAGGGTGAGCGGAATATCGGGCTCAGACTACTTAACGATATTATGTCATCCTGCCCCAACGAATACATCACAATGATGAGGGAATATAATGAGCGAAGCACAGCAGCCGACAGTCGTACAGTCGCCGGAAGGGGTGGAGCGGACGCCAACGGGCGAGATCGTCGATCAGACGGGGAAGACGGAAGCAACGACGTCGACTACACCCGAGCCGGTGAAGACGGAAGCGGAGACGGATACGACGAAGACGACAGAGCCGGGTAAGACTGAGCCAGCCAAGGGCGACAAAAGCCTCCTCAATGATAAGGATGCTGCTGGCGCCCCAGAAAAGTATGCCGATTTCAAAGTCCCTGACGGCTATGAGCTTGACAAAGCTGTCGCCGAGAAAATCTCTCCAATGTTCAAAGAGATGAACCTTTCACAGGATCAGGCTCAAAAGCTGGTCGACTTCTATGTTGCTGAGACGAAAGAAAGCCAAGAGCGCCCATTCAAGGCTTACACCGATCTGCGGAAGGAATGGCGCGATAGCGTCGCCTCCGGCCCTCTTGGCGATAAGCTTTCCGACGTGAAGGTCACCGTCTCTCGCGTGATTGACTCTCTTCCTGCCGATGTAGCGAAAGGCTTTCGCGAAGCGATGGATCTAACCGGTGCTGGTGACAACCCCTTCTTCATCCAAGCGATATACGCTTGGGCTCAAAAGCTAGCACCCGGCACCCACGTCCCAGCTGGCGGAGTAAGCAAATTCGCAAACGCGGTCGATGGCAAGCCTCGCTCGGCTGGCAGTGCATTATATCCTAATCTTCCATGATTACACAAGAAAAGTTCAAAGAGCTATTCGATTACGATCCGATTAGTGGCCGGTTTACTAATCGAATAGCTCGTGGCTCTAGAGCTCATGTTGGAGATAGAGCCGGTACATATCATATTTATGGATACCGACAAATACAAATAAATGGGTATGTTTATAAGGAACACAGACTTGCTTGGTTATATATGTATGGCGAATTTCCAGAAGAAATTGATCATATCAATGGTATTAGAGATGATAACAGAATAGCCAACTTGCGTTCTGTAACGCGAGGACAGAATAACGCTAATTCCGAAAGAGAAGTTGGAATTGCTGGCGTTAGAGGAGTTACCTGGTTTGAGCGCGACCAAAAATGGAAAGCACAAATCAGACTTGATGGCAGATGTAAGCACCTGGGATACTTCGACACCGTCGAGCAAGCACACTGTGCATATCTCGCCGCTGCGGATTTATATCATGGTGAGCATGCAATTCATAATCGACCGTTTCGAAGGAGATTCTAAATGGCGACTATCGGCGCCGTAGCCCTCAGCTATGCTGATTGGGCCAAGAGAATGGATGACGGCTATAGAGTAGCTGTTATTATCGAGCTGCTTAGTCAGACGAATGAAGTGTTGGACGACATGCTGGTGATGGAGGGCAACCTTCCAACAGGCCATAAGACGACCGTCCGCACTGGCTTGCCTCAAGCAACCTGGCGATTGCTCAATGCAGGTGTGCCGAACGCGAAAAGCACAACGGCTCAGATTGTCGATACCTGCGGCAATCTGGAAACCTACGCAGTCATCGACAAGGACGTCGCTGACCTCAACGGCAACACCGCCGACTTCCGCCTCTCTGAGGTTAAAGCCTTCTTGGAGGGCATGAGCCAGCAAGTCGCTTCGACCCTGATCTACGGCAACCAAGCAGTCAACCCCGAACGCTTCACTGGCTTGGCCCCTCGCTACTCTACCAAGAACACTACCAACTCCCAAACCGCCAACAACGTCCTCGACGGTGGCGGCACTTCGAATACAAACACCTCAATGTGGATCCATGTCTGGGGCAGCGACACCGCCCACGCCACATTCCCTAAGGGCAAAATCACCGGCCTCCAACACAGAGATATGGGTGAGTGGCCGGTCCAAGACGCAGCAGGCAACACCTACCAAGCCTACCGTGACCACTTCAAGTGGGAAATCGGCTATGTTCTTCGTGACTGGCGATATGTCGCTCGCGTCGCCAACATCGACGTGACGCAGCTAACCGGCGTTGCTGCAGCGAACCTGATCAACCTGATCGTCCGCGCGCTCTACCGACTACCCACCGCTCCTGTCTCGGCTACTACCATCCAAACCTCAGACACCCCTGAAGTCCGGGCCAATATGGGCCGAACCGTGATCTACTGTAATAGGATCATCCGAACCTATTTGGACCTTCAGGCAATGAATAAGACTAATGTGCTCCTTCGAATCGAAGAATTCGATGGAAAGCCCGTCACCACTTTCCGCGGCATCCCCGTCCGTACCTGCGATGCCATTCTCTCTAACGAGGCGCAAGTCGTCTAAAGGAGCTTGACATGATTCTCGACAACCTCTTGATGTTCGACTCGCCTCTGGCGCCGAACAACCTTGCTCAAGTAGCAGGGACCTACGTCTCGACGAACGTCATCGATCTCGGCCTAAACTCTGGTATTCCCACCTCTGCGAATGGTGGTGGTGCTCGAGATATCGGCATCGGCGACGATCCGGCGATGAAGATGTTGGTGCAGGTGACCACCACCTTCACCTCTGGTGGCGCTGGTACCCTTGCCATTGCCCTCCAAGGTGCCATCGATAACGGCTCTGGTGCACCCGCCGCCTTTAGCACTTGGTGGACCTCTCCTACCTATGCTTTAGCCACGCTGAACGCCGGCTCTCGGCTATACGACATGGATATGCCCCGGCCTCCAGACGGCATCGCCATCCCCCGCTTCCTTCGTATGCAGTATGTAATCGGCACTGCTACGATGACAGCTGGAGCTATCGTCGCCGGCTTGGTGCTGGATCGAATGGATCAGCCTTACCAATCAACCGACAACTCGATTCTCGGCGGCTATCCTGCCGGCATCGTAATTGCAAATTGATGAAACGACTTTACCTTGCTGGGTTAGGGCTTCTTGCGCTTACTGCGGCGGCCCTATCCCAAGTCAACGTAGTCCCTCAAGTCGGACTAACCACTGCCTACCTCGCCAAGGCAACCTACTCCTCCGCCTTCTTTGGCTTGGTGCCGGTAGTCACCTCGGCCACAGATCAAATCTGCATCTCTGGCTCGGCTACCAAGACCATCCGGATTCAGCGGCTAACCATCGCTGGAACCACCGCAACGGCTAATCAAAGCGTGCCTTTGAGCTTACTCCGTCGAGTCTCGCTCGACACCGGCGGCACTGCTGCTCTAACCACCGCCAATCCTGGCGTCACTACCCAAATCGCCAAGCGAGATGTCTCTACCTCAGCTCCAACCGCTGTACTTGTGTCTTACACCGCTGCTCCTACTATCGTCGACTCTGCTCCTACCTATATCGATTCGCTGATGATGACTATGTCTTTGGTCGTTGCAACCGGATCACCTGGGGTAGTCGACTTTAACTACGCTAGAGATATCGAGAACCTCCTCCAGGCCCCGACTCTTGTTGGGGTTAATTCACAAATCTGCGTTAACAACTCCGCAGCTTTGACGAATGCCTCGCTTTGGAATGGTTCTATCGTTTGGACAGAGGAGTAAGCCATGAAGAAGTATCTCCTACCTTCGGCATTGATTCTGGCTCTGGGGCTAGGCCTTGCGCTGGCACAGAACATCACTAAAGGCATCCAACTCTCACAGGACCCAACAGGTCCGATCGGGATGGATGCTTCAAACAACGTCTACTTCCCAAACAAAATCCTCTCTACTCGAACGACCACGCCAGTGCTCTCTAGCTGTGGCACTTCCCCCTCAGTGGTTGGGAATGACACTGTTGGGAAGTTGACCACCGGCTCGGCTGCTACTACCTGCACTATTACCTTCTCGGCGGCTTACAATGTGGCTCCAGCCTGCATCCTCTCGGCACAAGGGGCCTCGCCGGTGATCCCAACCTACACCACCTCAACCACCGCTATCACCGTAACGGTTGATGTGGCTTCAACCGTTTACAACTACATCTGCCTCTCTCAAGGGTGATGTCATGTGGAAGCTTTGGCTGGCGCTTTGCTTCGCGACTCTGGGCTTTGCGCCGGCCCAGGCTCAACCTGTTACCCTTCCACCACCAGCTGGGTGGACTGGGATAATTTGTGTCTACAACTCTTCTCAACCGACTCTCACCTCCGGTCAGGCTGGCTTTGTTCAATGTGACTCTCATGGCAACCTTGTTACTGGCAGTGGAGCTAGCTCATCTACTGGATTTGCGCCACTAGCCTATGCCACGCCGCTATCTGTTACTACGACTTCAGGCTCAACGACTTTGCCGACTGGCACCGTAGTCGTTGTCTACAATACCGGTTCCGTCGCGGCCTATTGCACGCTTGGTATCGGCCTGGCTGTGGCCGGGACTTCGAACGATCAAATCGCTCCAGGCGGATTCTGGACCTACTCGCCCGGCGTCAACAATACGATCGCGTGCATCACGGCAAGCAGCACGACTACGCTGAACATCGCTGGCGGCTCTGGCTCACCAGCGGGCTCAGGCGGAGGGGGTGGGTCTGGTGGAGGTGGTGGGGCAGTCACGATTGCTGATGGGGCTGATGTCACGCAGGGTGCGCTAGCCGATGCTGCGTGCGCTACAGATACCGGCACTTGCACGCAACAAGCGTTGATAAAGCGCCTGCTGCAATTGGCTGACTCATGGATACCATGCCAGGCTGCAACTACTCCAACAACAAATTCGCCCGTTTCGTCTGGATCAAGCGTCCCCGTTCAATGTAATCTGCGCGGTGTCTTGTGGACCAATTCGGCCATTGATCAGACAACGCCGGGCACAAGCAACCTCGTCGCGGCAGGACAGAACGGGACCTGGACGGTCCAGCCCGGCAATACCGCCAACACCACACCGTGGCTCGTAACGACGACGCCCGGCACATCGGGTGGCACATCGACTACAGGGAATATTGCTGCCAATAACACGACGGCAGTGGTGATCAAGGCAAGCGCTGGGCAGCTTTATGGTGTGCAGGTCTATGGAATTGGGACCGCCCCAGCATATCTAAAGATTTACAATGCTACAAGTGCTACTTGCGGATCAGGGACGCCGGTGAAACGTTTAATGATTCCAGCAGCATCCACCGCCGCGAATGGTGCTGGTAGCAATATCTCCTTCGGTAGCGGCGTAGCCTTCGGAACCGGTATCACTTACTGTGTCACGACCGGTATCACTGATGCCGATACATCGGCCCCTGCTGCGTCTACCTATTTGGTCAATCTGGACTGGAAGTGATGCGAAAAGCCTTTCTTTCATTGATAGCATTTTTGTGGCTGTTGACGCCGGCCTCGGCTCAGCTGACTCAGCTTGGAGTTGGTGAAGGTGGGTTAGGTGGTGGCACGTGCGCTCCAGGAACTATTACAGTATTTCTTACTTCAGCCAGCTCTTCCCCCTGGGCTGTTCCTGGCTGCTGGAACAATGCAAACAATTCAATTGAGGTCATTGCCTCTGGAGGTGGTGCCGGCGGCGCATCGTCAGCAACTCATAGCGCGCCGGGAGGCGGTGGAGCGTACTCGGCCGTAACCAACCAGACCATCTCAGGCAATGTCGGGTTCTCATGCGGCAATGGCGGTGCTGGGGGTATTGGTGGCGGTAATGGTGGTGTTATCGGCCCCGATGCTTGGTTTTGTAGCAGCACATCGAACTGCGCTTCGATTGGGGGCTCAGCTGTCATAGTTGGTGCCAAAGGTGGCGCGGGCGGCGGTTCTGCCTCTGGAGTAATTAGCGGCGCAGCCGGTGGCGCTTCAGCAAGTGGCGTTGGTTCAACCAAAAATTCCGGTGGCAAAGGTGGCGATAACCCAGGTGTCTCCGCTCCGGGTGGTGGAGGTGGGGCAGGTGCTCCAAGTGGGATAGGTCGGGCTGGTGGCGCTGGTGCAGCAGGCGGTGGAGGTTCGGGTGGAGGAGGTGGCGGGGCTTCTAGTGCGACAGCAGGTTCTTCACCCAGCGCTGGGACTGGCGGCGCGGGCGGGCTTGGTTCCGATGCTACAGCTGGTGGAACGGGTGGTGCTGTAAATGCAGCCGGTGTCGGCGGCAACGGGACAACCCCAACTGCTGGCGCTTCAGCAAGCGGTCCTGGCGGCGGCGGCGGAGGCCAAGGCTCGACTGGCGGGGGTACTGCTGGAGCAGGTGGGGCAGGTAAGGAATGGGATGCTACACACGGTAGTGGAGGAGGGGGAGGTGGAGGAGGTACAGGAACAGCGCCCGGGACCAGTACTAATGGAGGCGCTGGCGGTCTTTATGGGGGTGGTGGAGGTGGGGCAGGTACGGAAACCACTTCTGGCTCGACGACTGGCGGCGCGGGCGTGGGATGTCTGATCGTAGTTAAATATACGAATTGACATGAAAAAAATAATAACCATCCTTTTCTTGATTATGACGGTTTCCTTCGCTTCGGCGTATTTTCCGAAAGGATTGGTTATTGCTCCACCTCCGCCAACACCTGATCTGGTCTTCGAGTTTACGACCGGCGCCGTCACGAATTGCACGCTGGCGACATGTCTCGCCAATACCCGCGCTGATTCAGTTCAATGGTTTGATTCCGCCGGGGCGTGGTTTACCTGCAGCCCCAACACGCTGTGCCTCAACGGCTTCGGTCTGCTCAATCAGGCACCGTCGACTAATCTGATCTTATGGTCGCAGGATTTGGATAACGCCTATTGGACCAAAACCAATGTGACGATCACAGCCAATTCAACCATCGCGCCTGATGGGACGTCGACCGCAGACACGATAACCGACACGGCGACGAATAGTTTTCATGCAATAAGCGAAGGAACGAACGCGACTTTCGTAAACGGCTTTACTTATGCATTCTCGAAGTATGTAAAGGCTGGTACGCATAATTATGTGCAGATGACTGTGCCATTTGGGCAATTCTCGAATATTCCTTATGCCAACTATGACCTGACAACCTGCAAACCGACGCTCGTAGCTTCGAATTCGCCGGCGGTTATTGCCTCTCCAATTGGAGCTGCTGCCGGAGGGCAACCTGTTGCTGGTGGGTATTGCTGGCTGTGGTTAATAGCCAAAGCAACATCGAATGCGGCCAACTCCGGCCTCAATCTGGTAATGATCAACGATCCCTTGTCGGTAAGGGCACCAGTTTACCCCGGTACTGGCGGTAGTGTCATAGCATGGGGACTGCAGGTCGAGACGCTGGCGCCGTCGTCGTACATGGCGACGGCGGGGTCAACGACCTCGCGGGCTGGCGATCAGATCCAAGCGATCGGCGCTCTCGCTACCGCATTGAATGGTAGCCAGGGTTATGTCGCGACCACACAGGGCCAGATGTATGGCCCGCAATTCGTGCCTGGCGGGGTCATTGTCGGCCGAAACAATATCACCGACACCATCTTGCAGCTGACCGGATTACAGACGGTCAGTGCGAAGTCGGCTAATAGCAATATCGCGCCAGCGACTATCGGCTCTGCTCCTTCGATCGGACAGGGGCCAACCAAATTAGGGGCGTCCTGGGGGCCATCAAAGATATCGACCGTTGCAAATGGCGGCACGGTCGGCACGTTTGCCGGTACGTTCAGCGGCTCCGGCACGCCCTATCTGATGAGCCCCGGCCCGGCCGTCGGAGGCACGACCGGATATGCTTCCGGGTATTTGCAAAAGCTTACTGTCGGAACGACGCAGCCAAGCGATGCAGCCTTGGCCGCGGCCGCTCCGGTGTCCGGCATCCCGCTT